TCAGCCATGGATCACACCGTAGCCGTCACGCACGAACGGCGCGAACGCATCGACACGCGGCAAACCCGGCTGATGGCGAATCGAACGATCCGTGCCAAGACGCTTCTGCGCACGAAGCTGCGGAACCTCGCTCAAATCGTATGGCGTGGTCTGATACACCCAATTCAGCCAATTACGCCATAACAGATTCGCGTGGGCACGCCACGCGAACACCGGCTCAAGATGCGAATCGTCATGCGGGAAGTAGTTTTCTGGGAACGGCACGTTCGTCATCCCCTTCTTCATATCGCGCTCATACTCCTCGGCCAAGGTGTACTTGCCGTACTCCCAATGGCCAAGCGCGAACACCTCCGAAAAATCGCGGGTGGCGATCAGACCAGGACCGGATTTTGGACCCCACGTAAGCACCTGCAATTCGGGATTGCGGGCGACATCACCTTCGTTTACCCCCGCAAGGCGAGAATGCGGCTGCAGGCAGATCTCGTCGAAACCGTTCGTCAGGAAGCAGTATTCATCCTGCAAATACTGTGGGAACACACCGAAAATCTTCTCCGGAAGATTCTCTTTACGCACGTTATAGCGGTAATTGAGCGCACCCATCGCACCCCAGCACAAATACATGGTGGAGAACACATGCGTGGAAGCCCAGTCGAGAATCTTCTTGAACTCATCCCAATAATCGACCTGCTCGAAATCAAGATGCTCGACGGGAGCACCCGTCACCACGAAGCCGTCGTAATAATTGTCTTGGAACGCGTCGAGGTTTTCATAAAACTTTACTAAATGGTCGGCGCTCACATGCGTACCCTCATGCGTGGAGGTCTTCATGAAATCGATCTCCACCTGCAGAGGACTCTTCGAGATCAGGCGGAGCAGCTGTGTTTCCGTTTCAACCTTCTTCGGCATGAGATTCAGGATCACCAGCTTGAGCGGGCGCACACGCTGACGCTCCGCTTCGGGCTTTTCTAGCGCGAAAATGCGCTCGGAGTCGAGAATGTCTCTGGCCGGAAGGCCGCTGGGGATCTTGATAGGCATGCTTCTATTATGGTGCGGGGTCGGATATGGCGCACTCCCCTGCGCCGGCGATCGGTCGAAACGGGTATAGGAAAAATGGATAACGCGTTATTTGTGACGCTATTTCACACGGCCGAACGAGTACGACACGCCGATTTGACATATTTGAAAGTAATCGTAAAGTTAATAGAGTTGTCTTGAAGACAAGCCGACGCGGGGTGGAGCAGCTCGGTAGCTCGCTGGGCTCATAACCCAGAGGTCCATGGTTCAAATCCATGCCCCGCTACCAATTGACCGTCGTTCCCATTATCGGAACGGCGGTTTTTTATATATTCCATGGCTTTTGCTGGCGTTAAGTTCTCATCCAGCAAAGCCATCAACGGGACGCCGAAGAAATCGGCCGCCGCGCAAGTTTCGTCAATGGTCCAATCGGCCTTGCTCTGAAGCCTCGACGCCATCGATTGCGGCGAGAGCCCCATTGCCTTAGCAAGGTCCTTCTTCATTAAACCGCTGTTGGACAAGATCATGTTCGTATTCATCGCAACAACGTCCTGCCTGCGCAATGTAGCGCTCGGCTGAATATCTAGCATTGTCATGAAATTCATTTTACTACGTTTTTAGCGTAGTACTCGGCGTGTTGGCTACGTCATATGGTTAATCTTTGGTCTAGAACTTCATCAAATCTTTAGTCTGAAAGTTTTTAAATGATTAGTCAGATAAGAAAACTCATGAGAGACAATCACGTCACACAGCGCGATCTGGCGCATGAGCTAGGCGTCTCCGAGCAGGCCATCAGCGACAAATTCCATGGCCGCTCAAATTTCACGTTGCGTGATGTGTCGCGCATAGCCGACTTTTTCGACGTTTCCACTGATCTCGTGCTTGGCCGAGAGCCATTGGAGGTGAAGTGACGGTGCTTGGGCTTGTTTCTTTGATTGTTTCAATTGTGGCGCTGGGCGTCGCTTTGCACGCTGAATCTCTCGCCGGCGACGCCAAGTGGAAGGCCGACGAAGCGTTGTCGGTGGCGGGTTATGCGGAGGACTTGGCCCGCGAGTCAATGGGTGTGCCGCCGTCGATGGCAGATCGGAGGAAGTGATATGGGCGTTCGTTTCGAGATCACCACGGAACCAGACACGGTTACGCCGGGTGATCTGGTGGTGTTGCGTCTGGTGACGCAGAAGGGCGGCGTGAAGTGGACGTGCGGCACCGTGCGTTGCTTCACCGACGATGAAGACCAACCCGCAATAGTGCTAACCACCGGCAAGATACCGGAATATGACGGCTACGGGCTTGTGTGCTGCATCAAGTCCATCCCCGACGAAGTGCAAATGGCGATAACCGACGAAGGCGAGGTAGTGGGATGAAGCGTTTGGCGATTATAGGAGGCTGCAAGATCGCCGCCGTGTCCATGGGCCTGTTGTCGGCGTTGACCGGCCTGTGGTGGCTGGCTGCCGCCGACATCGCTTTGTACGCACTGTGTGTGATCGAGGCGAAGCAATGACGGCCACGAACGTGCGGACCATCGTGTGGAACCCGCGCATGAATGTGTATGTGTTGGAAGCCAGAACTGGTGACTTCGAGGGACGGGTGCTGTTGTCGCCCGCCCAGCTCGACATGCTGGCGGCGTCGATACGGGATGCGAAGGCGTCCATGTCGCTTGAGCAACGTCGATTGAACGACGGTGCAGACCCGCCGTTATTCGCCTGACTTTCAGATAACTTCAGAGCCTTTGACCCAGCCGAAGGTCGGTTGCTGGGTAGGCGTGATAAAGCACCCGGCTGCGCTTCGCTCAGCGCGTTACAAACACACCAATTGTGGGTTGGTGGTTACAACGGCCGACGGTAAGGCCAATGCGGGTGTGTCATCGAGGAACCCATGTCGCCTTCACAGGAAGACCGAGGGGCTTCACCGGCCACGGCCGGGGTGTGGGTTCCACCCGTCTTGCGCCTTCGGGCGCGCGCCTTTGGCTCCGGCCCGGCTCCGTTACGAAGTCTTTCAAGGTGTCCTTAAGTGAAAGCGTTAAGCCCTTTGCGGGCTTGCGTTTTCGTCTATAAGGGCACCACACCTAACCCTTCACCACCCGAAGGTTTGATTAACCGATTTATCGACCACACACCTGATTACAGAAAGCGAGAACAATTATGGGCATTGTTTACAAACGTGACTTGAAAAGGCAAGTTAAGAACAGGAAGACCAACGAAAAGCGCCAGTTCATGAAGGACATCAAGAACGCCGTGAAGTGGAACTTGCCGAGATTGGAGCATGACACCACCGGGATGGAGAACGTGCCGCGAGAAATGGTGGTGAAGTTGCTCAGGCTGGACAAAGTGGCGACGAAGACAGACCCGGACGGCAAGCACGCCATGCAGACGCTTATCTCGTTGGGCTATGTGCTTCGCCCACGCCGCTATCTCGGCCGAGAGTACTTCAGGCGTGACGATCTGGTGCAATCACTCAAGGCTTACGGGAGGGCGTGACTATGCGGAAACTGAAACTGGTGATCGAGGAAACCGACGACACGGGTACCATCACAACCACGTTGCCGCTGGCGTTCGCCATGCATGACGATATGGGCAACCCGGTTGCCGGCGTGTATGACAAGATCAAGAGCGACCATAGGCGTTTGCGCTTCGCCACATGGTTGATTCCGGCCGTCACCGAAGCGATTGTGCAAGCGAACTACGGCACCGACCAAGATTCCGGGGCCGGCATATGAACCCACGCGCGAAGCTCACGGCCAAACAGGCGGCCCTCTATTTGGGCGTGAGCGAAAGCCTGTTGCGCAAGTGGCGCGGCGAACATTACGGCCCGGTGTTCTACCGGCCAACGGACGCGCCCAACTGCCCAGTGCTGTATGAGTTGTCGGACTTGGACGTGTTCGTAGCGCAGCGCAAGCGTAAGGCGGCCCAGAGTGCCGCGTAGACAAGTAGTCGCCCCGTCCATTCGTTCGGCCGAGATCGCGGCGTGGGGCAACGACTGTTGGTTGGAGCTGCCCGGCTGCACGAAGGTGGGCACCGAAGACGATCACATAGTGCCACATGCGCATGGCGGCAAGGACACCGTGCCGAACCTACGACGCGCGTGCAAGCATTGCAACGCTTCGCGTCAAGACCGCGTGCTGTATGGCTATGGCTGCCGCTTGCACATGATCGTGTGCCCGCCCGGCTCATGCGACCGAGAGGCCGTGGACTACATAGCCCAGCACGCGGAGCCAAGCGACCCGGTTGTGTCGTGGGCTTCGCTGGCCGTCGCCATGCGCGTGGACGAAGCGGACATGGAGCAGCGGCGGGCCGTGGCTATGGCATGGTCTGCCGCCTACCGCCAGTTCGCCAAGAGCCGCGCGCCGTTGGACGTGTGGCTGGTGCGCACCATACCAGCCAGCCGCAAGCACCCGCAGATGCTGGCCGAGTGGATAGCGCTGGACTACGACATACAGGTGCTAGACCCCGGCTACGCCGAGAGCATGGCACGGGCGCGTAACGACATGTACCGGCAGCTGGTGCGCCAGTGGTACGCCCTCCACCTGTCGCAAGAGACGATAGACGCGAGGCAAGCGGCCCGCCGCCAGCGACTCGCGGCCCTTGGCTTGCGTTCCATGCCATCTTCGGTGCCTTCATCGCGCCCGGAATGGTGATTTTTTAAACTCGCGGCGCTGGAAAAGACCCCGCGCCCAGTTTTTTCTCCCCCCAACACGGGAGGAAAAACGGCCCGAAAACGTTGGAACATCAAGGAAAAGAAAGGATACGGATAAATGAGCCAAAACACGTTCGACATTTTCGACGATACCGCCGGCCGGCACGTCGGGCAACAGGAAAAGGCCACCCGTCGGCTGATCGAGAGCCTTACCGAGCGTTCGGGCGGCGACCTTGACCCGTTCGCCACCACGCTATGCGCAAGCCTGTTGTCCTTGGCCCAGAACATCGACACACAGCGCAACGCCGGCAAGGAGATCAGCCGCAACATGAACACGTACTTGGACAACGTTCAGCGCCTTCAGGACATGTACCCGCCGGAACCGAAGGTGGACGAAGACGTGGCCGCCTATCTGGCCGAGGCGAAGGCATGACCACGCCGCCGAGTATGCGGGCCGGCACGCGCCGCGACCCCTCGCGCCGCACCGACGGCGGCGTGGTGGCGAAGACCGCCGAACTGTTGGGCAAACCGTTGTTGCCGTGGCAACGCTACGTTGCCGACGTGGCCGGCGAGATCGACGAAACGACGGGAACGTATCGGTACGACACCATCGTGCTTACCACGCCGCGCCAGTGCGGCAAGTCCACGCTGATAGACACCGAGGACACGCGCAACGCCCAGTTGGGCAAAGATAGGAAGATTTACTATTTGGCGCAGACGGGCAAGGACGCCGAACAGCATTTCAAGGACTATGTGAAGCAATTGCACTCTAGCCGGCTTGCCCCGCTGGCCATGAAGCCGCGTCTGAGCAACGGCGGCATGGAACAGCGGTTCGCCAACGGCAGCTTCATACGCCCTTTGGCCGTCACGAAGGTTGCGGGCCACGGCGTGCAGATGGACAAGTTCACCTTGGACGAGGCGTTTAGCCTTACCGAAGAGGCCGGCTATATGATCTTGGACGGCTTGGGGCCGACCATGAACACCCGTTTGCGCTTCACCGGCGTGCAACCACAGATGTGGATTACATCGACCGAAGGCACGGCCGCTTCGACGTTCTTCAACGGCCTGTTGGACGGCTTGCGCGCCGGCGACGTGCCCGAGCGCACGGCGTGGTTCGACTTCGGCTTGCCCGATGATGAAGACCCCGAAGACCTCAAGGCCGTGGCACGCTGGCACCCGGCCGCCGGCCTGTTGTGGGACTTGCGCCAGTTGGCCGACTTCCGCCAGCAGTTCGGGGACAACAAGGCCGGTTGGGCGCGAGCCTTCGCCAACCGGCGCGACGTGGGCATAGCCGAGCGCGTCATAAACGCCGACCTATGGGACGCCACCGCTTGCGAGCCGATAGCGCCCGGCGACTTGGCCGGCCGGCCTGTGGTGTTCGGTGCCGCCGTGGACGTGGACGCCACGCATACGGCGATTAGCGCCGGTATCGAGGAACACGACGGCACGGTAACGGTCCAGTTGCTCAAGGTGCTGGACGGCACCGGCGCGGCACCCGGCGAGATCACCAGACTGTGCGCCACCTACGACGCGCCCCTGTGCATGGACTCGCGCGGCCCGAACGGCGACTTGTGCGACCGGCTGAAGGCGTTGGCCGACATCAACGGCGACCCGGTTGTGCGTTTCGTGGACATGCAAGCCGGCGATTTTCTCAGCATGGGCCAGTCGTTCGTGAGCGGCCTTGAGAACGGCACCGTGCGGCACGCGGCCGACCCTGAGCTGGACGCCAGCGCGGCGAACAGCGCGCGCACATGGAGCGGCGACGCTTGGCGCGTGTCAAGGCGCGGCAGCACCGGCCAGACTTCGCCGCTTGAAAGCGCCATGCTTGCCGCGTGGGGCGTATCCCACCGGCCCGAACCCGAAGGGCCGTTGCAAATATTCTGACCATGTACGGCTGTGGCGGACTGTGGCGGGCAATGGCGAACGCCACTCGCCACGGCCATGCGTGAGCGCGCATGATGTGTCGCATGAACGACTTCGGTTTTTTTCAGCGGCTACGCTTCGCCGGCAAGATCATCACGCGCGGCGTGGCCGCCGTGGACGACATGCCGGCCGAGATAATGCCGCCAAGCCGCACGGCCGCGTATGACCCGCTGCAACTGTCCACCGTGTTTCGTGGCGTTCAGGTGCTCCAGACCGCCATAGCCGGCTTGCCGTTGCACGAAATGCGCGGCGGTGTGAAGCTCAACACGCTTACGTCCATCATCGACCGTCCGGACGCCAACCGAAGCCGACGCGACTTCATAAGCGACATCGTGGCGTCGCTGTGCTTGGACGGCAACGCCTTCGTTCGCAAACTGCGCTATGACGGCGAAGTGGTGTCGTGCCAAGTCTTGCCGCCGTCACTGGTGACCGTACGCGACGACGGCCGCGACCCCGCCGCGCCGGTGCTTCGCTATTCGTATCTTGGCCGCGAGTACACGCCCGACGATGTTACCCACCTGAAGTTCCTGAACGTTCCCGGCCGGTTGCGCGGCCTTGGCCCAATTTCGGCGGCGCGCGAGGAGGTGGAGGGCGCGAAGATGGCCCGCGACTACAAGGCCCGCTTCTACACCGATTCTTCCAACGTGAAGGGCTATCTGAAGAGCGACCAGAAGATTACGCCCGACAGCGCGAAACAGGCGAAGGACGATTGGGGCAAGGCCGGCAAGGCCGGTGACATCAAGGTGGTTGGCAGCAACCTTACCTATGTGCCGCTTGATATGAAGCCGGCGGACTTGCAGTTTTTGGAGACTCAGAAGTTCGACACCACCCAGATCGCCCGCCTGTTGGGCATCCCGGCCAGCATCATGCTTGCCGCCGTGGACGGCAGCAACCTTACCTATTCCAACATCGAGCAAAGCTGGATTGAGTTTGCCGACTACACCCTTGCGGCATATACGGGAGAGCTTGAGGAACTGTTAAGCGGCCTGTTGCCGCGTGGCCGCGTTGTGCGCTTCGACTGGGATAGTTCGCGCCGCGCCGATATGGCCGACCGTTACAACGCCTACAAGACCGCCATCGGTTCCGGTTGGCTCACCGTGGACGACGTGCGCGAACGCGAGGGCTTGCCGCCGTTGACGCCCGAACAGGCGGCCCAGATTCAACCGATTGGAGGCAATGCAAATGAGCAATGAGCATGACGAAAGGCTTATGGAGGCGCGCACGCTCAACGTCACCGGCCTACGCTTGCGTGACACCGGCGACACCGGCGACGGCATGACCTTGGAGGGCGTGGCCGTGCCATTCAATCAGCGATATGCGCTGTTCAGTGATTACGCCGAGGTGATAGACCCCGATTGCGACTTCGGCACCCGCAAGACCGTGAAGGTGAGCCGCGAGCATGGCGACCTTATCGGCAAGCTGACCGACATGCGCCGCGAAGCGGACGGCTTGCACGTCGTGGCGAAGCTGGCCGACACCGAAAGCGGGCGCGAAGCCGCCGAACTGGTGCGTGAAGGCGTCTACGACGGCTTCAGCATCGGCTTCAGGCCGGTGGAAAACAGGGTTATCGACTCGGACGACGGCGTTACCGAAGTCCACCGTAGGGCAATCGACCTGTTCGAGGTGGCCGTTACCGGCATCCCCGCGTATCCGGCCGCCGAAATCACCGGCCAGCGTTCCCAGACCATCACAACCAACAACAACGACGAAGGAATGGAGGCACCCGTTATGGGCGACAACACCAACAACGAACAGCGCGATAACGCCATGAACGAACGCTTGGAGGCGTTCAGTGAGGAACTGCGCGGCATCAAGGCCACCGTGGCCGCCGGCATCCAGACCACCCCGCCGGCCGAGCTGGGCGGCGAGTTCCGCACCGCCGGCGACTATCTCAAGGCGCTGAGCGACGAACGCGACGCCAACCACGCGGCCGCCATCGACCTTATGCGCCAGACCCGCGACGCCATCGTTACCGGCGACACCGGCAACACCGTGGCATGGATTGCCGATGACTTGCGCCTGATCGAACAGCGCCGCAAGGTGACGAACATCCTCACACGCGACACGCTGCCGGCCACCGGTATGAGCATGGAATACAACGTGGTCTCCGAGGACACCACGGCCGTGGACAAGCAGACCGCCGAGGGCGCGGCCCTGACCTTCGGCAAGGTGAAGTTCAGCACCAAGACCGCCGACATCAACACTTATGGCGGCTACACCACGCTTTCGCGCCAGACCATCGAGCGCAGCACCACCCCCATGCTCAACACGGCGCTGAAGGCCCTGAACAACGCCTACGCGAAGTCCACCGAAAACGCCGTGCGCACCTACCTGTACGACCTCATCAAGTCCCAGCGCGACGCGACCGACAACCCGAACAACATCACGGCCCCGGCCGCTTTGAACGACATGACGACAGACCAGTGGGCCGGCCTTATCCTTGACGCCGCCGAGGTGATGGACGATAGGAACGCGGCCATGACCCGTCTGGGCGTTTCCAAGGACGTGGCGCTGGCCCTTATCAAGCTCAAGGACTCGGGCAACCGGTTCATGGACATTTCCGGCAAGGGGTCGGATACCATCGGCGCTTTCGACGTCACCGGCGTGGTGGGCGACCTCATGCGCGTGCCGGTGTACTTGCTGCCGAAGGCCCCGGCCGGCACCGCCGCGTTCATCGACCCGACCGCCGTCACCGTGTGGGAGAGCGGCGGCCCCACCCAGCTTTCCAACACCGACCCCGTGAACATCGTGGACAACTATTCGGTGTACGGGTACATGGCCGTGGCCGCGACGTTCACCGACGGCCTGTTGCCTGTCAAGTTCACTGCCGCCGGGATGTGACCATGAACGACGAACAGTTGTTGGCCCAGCTTCGCAACGAAGTGAGCGTGCCAAGCGGTGACGATGAACGCTTGGCCGCGAAGCTGGCCGCCGCAAAGGCGTATGTGGCAAGCGCCGTGGGCACGGCGTCCATCAAGGACGAAGTGCTGGCCGATTGCATCGTGTCGTGCGCGGCCGATTTGTACAACAGCCGCGACGCCCGACTTGGCGTCATGGACGTTGGCGACGGCACCACCGAACCGTTCCGTGTCAGCACAGACCCGTTGCGTTCGGTGTGGCCGAAACTCAAGGCGGCGGGCGTGAACACCGGCGGGCTGGTGATCGCATGACCGTGAGCGTGCGCGAGGAACGCGAAGCCCTCATGGAATTGCTCACCGACGCCGCCGGAGACCTCGTGGACGCCGTGACCATCGACGCCCAAGAGGCCCGGCCATTGCCCGGCAAGGCCGTTATGCTGATCGACCCGCCGACGATCACGTTCGAGGGCTACCAGTTCCAAGAGCGCATCTGGACTGTGAACGTTATCGCCGGCACCACCGCCACACAGGTGCAAGCATTGGACATCATCACACCCGTGGTCGAAAGACTCTGGGAACGCAAGGTGAACATGCGAAGCGCGAAGCCTGTCACCTATTCGCTGGCCGGCGTGGGCAACCTCGCGGCCTACGAACTGACCCTTAACCCCTTGGAACTAACCGAAGACTAACCGAAAGGAAACAATCATGGCGAAGGTACGAACGCTTGGCCCCGGCTCGCTCAAGATCGGAGACACCGGCAGCGAACAGGACTTTAGCGCGGACGTTACCAACACCGCGTTGGAACCAAGCACCGACACCGAAGACCCGGACAACTTTCTTGACGGGCACAGCGAGGGCGGCAGCCAAACCGAGTCTTGGACGCTGACCGGCAGCGTCAAGGAAGACTTCAGCATGGACGGCCTTCAAGTCTGGTGCAACCAGCACAGCGGCGAGGAACTGCCGTTCACATTCGTTCCGAACACGTCGGGCACCGTCCAATGGAAGGGCAAAGTGACAATTGCCAGCATCCAGATCGGCGGCGACGTGAAGAGCAAGAACGCCAACGACTTCAGCTTTGCCGCAACGGACGTGACGCCCAGCGCCTACACGCCGTCCGGGATGTGACGTTTGGCCGGGACGATTGCGGCCGGCGGCAACGGCTCCTTGCAACTGAAGGGCGCGGGCCAGTTGGCGCGAAGCCTGAAGAAAGCCGGCGACGATCTGAAAGACCTCAAGGCCGTGAACCGCGAGGCCGCTTCAATAGTCGCCGGCGAGGCCAAGAAAACGGCCCCGCACGTATCCGGCAGACTGTCGCGCACCGTGCGCGCCGGAGCCACCCAGAAAGCCGGCGTGGTGCGCGCCGGCAACAAAGGCAAGGTGCCATATGCCGGCGTCATCAACTACGGCTGGCCCGGCCACAACATCAAGGCAACCTATTTCGCCAACAAGGCCGCGAAGGACACCGAACCGGAATGGACGGCCCTTTACTCTCAGGCCGTCGAAAAGATCATAAACCGCATAACCACAGGAGATTTAAGCAAATGAGCGACACCACTATGCCGGCGAACACCCGCGTTCGCTACACCGACGGTCACACCGACGAAATCATGGTGACCATGTTCCACCGCACCGCAGCGGAAACCTACGGCAAGGCCCACGGCTGGGGCAGCCTCATGGAGGCCGCCGTCAAGTTCAACGCCTATAGCGCCTATATGCGTTGCCGCCAGACCTCACTTACTGATCTGCCGTTCGACCGGTGGCTGGCAACCGTCGTTAGCATCGAGGACATGGCCAACGACACCGACGACACCGACGACGCTGTGGACATGTTCGTCACACCGGTGGCCGCCAACGTGAGCGACGGCGTGGAAGGGAATTTCGGCCCTTTCCCCGCTGGGACGCCGACGGTCTGAACGTCTATTCGTGCGTGCTTGCCGCCCGCTTCGGCGGCACCCCGTGGGCGTGGCGCCGCGAGAGCGAGCCTAGCCCGGAGGACTGGGGCACCTGTTTGGAACTGTTGGAAAAGGAATGTGAGGCCGCCGAAGAGGCCGAGCAAGAGGCAAAGGAGGCGAGACGATGAAAAGCGCGATTCTTGCCATTCGCATTATCGGCGACGCCACCAGCGCCGTGGCTGCTATGGACAAGGCACAGCGCGCAAGCATGTCCTTCAAGGACAAAGTGGGCAAGGCGAGCGTGGCGGCAAGCGCCGCTTTGGCCGCCATCGGCGCGGGCGCGGCCAGTTGTGCGAAGGCTGCCGGCGACTTACAACAGTCGGTTGGAGGCGTCGAAACCGTGTTCGGTGACTCTAGCAAGCAGATGCTGGCATGGAGCAAGAACGCGGCCAAGAGCGTGGGCCTAAGCCAGAACGAATACAACGAGTTCGCCACGCTGGTGGGCAGCCAGCTACAGAACTTCGGCATGTCTGCGGAACAGTCGGCAAGCAAGACAAACGAACTTATCGGCTTGGGCGCTGATCTGTCCAGTATGTTCGGCGGCACCACGGCCGACGCCGTGGACGCGCTCAGCTCCGCCCTGAAGGGCGAGATGGACCCAATAGAAAAGTACGGCATCAGCCTGAACGACGCGACCTTGCAGGCGCAGGCCGCGTCCATGGGCTTGGGCGACCTGTACAAGCAGGGAGACCGCAACGCGAAGATGCAGGCCACTTTGGCGGCCATCACCGCCCAGTCGGGCAAGGCCGTCGGCAACTTCGCGCGCGAGGCCGACACCGCGCAAGGCCAGCAGCAGCGCATGAACGCCGCCTTCGAGAACGCGAAGGCATCTTTGGGCGAAGCACTGTTGCCGTTCCTTACCCAGATGGCCGAGAAACTCGCCAGTGTCGCCACATGGATACAGGCGAACACGTCGTGGCTTGGCCCGCTGGTGGCCGTGATCGCGGCCGTGGCCGCCGTCATAGTCACGCTGAACGCCGCCATGACCGCGTACAGCGTCGTGGCCGCCATCGTTGCCGCAGCACAAGGTGCCGTTAACTTGGCGTTTCTGCCGGTGGTGGCCGTGATTCTGGCCATCGTGGCCGTGATCGCCGTGCTGGTGACGAACTGGGACAACGTGAAGAAAGTCGCCGGCATTGCCGCCGACTGGATACGCGAGAAATGGGCCGGCCTGTGTTCTTGGCTCAAGTCGGCATGGTCTTCAATCGGCAGTTTCTTCAGTGGAATAGGCGAGGGCATCAAGAACGCCTTCGCCGGCCCTATCAATTGGATAGCGAACAAGTTCGAGTGGCTGGCCGACAAGGTGCGCGGCGTGTTCGACTGGATTAGCGGCGCATGGAACAAGGTAAGCGGATGGGTGTCCGGCATCTTCGGCGCGAAGAAGTCCGTCGCTTCGGCTTCAACGTCCTATATGGCCCAGCCAATGCGCGTCTACTCGGCTTCGCGCACCATCGACCCCACAGCCACAGCCACGGCAACGCCGTTGCGCGCCCGCGCTTCGGCACCCAGCCTGTTCGCCGCCACGGCACCGGCCGGCGTGGCCGGAACGACGCGGCCGGCCAACGTGACCGTGAACATAAGCGTGGACGCGCACGGAAACCTTGACAACGACAAGGTGGCCGGCGAGATCGTAGGCGCGTTGAATAAGTGGGCGCGCACGCGCGCCAAGGAGCCGATACTATGACTGTCACCAGCTCGCCAATAGCCGAAGGCTGCCGCGTGTACATCGACTTCGACCCGCTGCCGTTCGCCGGCGACGGCTCCGGCCGGCTCGTGGCATTGAGTCCTTTCACGATTGAGTGGGGCCAATCCGCTCCGTGGGAGTCGCCCACCCCGGCCGTGCTCTCCATCACGCTGCTGGACGCCGACGGCAAATACTCCGCCAGCGTCGGCTCGCTGGTCGGCCGCCGCATCACGATACGCCCAACATGGGCCGGTGACGGTAAACCCACCGACTACGCCGTGTTCGATGGATTCATCACCAGCGCCACCTTGACCGCGAACGAAACACCGTACCGCATCGCGCTGAACGCATCAGACCGTATGTACGTGCTGCTGACCGACACCGCCCAGCAGCCGAACGTTGGACTGTCCGACGCCGCCTACGGCAAGGGCTGGCAGTGGTGGCTGATCGGCACCACCAGCGTCGTCACAGACCGCCTCAAGGCCAACGGCATAGAGCAGACATACTACAATTATTCGAGCTACGCGGTGCCGCGCCCGGCCAATGAAAAGGTGAAGCTCGCCGACGTTATCCGCGCGAAATTCACGCGCATGGCCGCAGACGGCACCACGTACCGGCTGTGTGCCAACCAACCAATGTATGTCCACTGCTGGAACGATGTGGGGCCGACCTTCGTCATGCAGCCGGTCGAATGGGACTCGCTGACCATCCTCACCGGCGCGCGCATGGTCCGTGGTGACGGCATCAACGTCACCCGCGATCGAGAGACGCTGGACGCCGCGCATTGCGTCATCGACGCCGACGCGGAACTGTCCGCGCCCGAGGATATCTACACGCAGTTGCAGATCAATTACTGCCACCGCAGCCTGACCAACGCGAACGCGACCGACGCGCAACGCCAGCAGGAATCGACCTATTACAGCTTCGACAGGGACGGCGCGCGCTTGGTTCGCATCGACGGGGCCGCGCGCGACGGTGAAAACGTTTTGTCCCTTGACATCGAATGGTGCGAATATCCCAACGAGACCGGTTCCACGGCATCCGCCATCGACCTGACGCCGACCATCGACATGCTCCGCGAATCGAACTCGCGTCTTCGGCTGCCGTCCATCACGGTTCGCAGCCTGTCGGGCATCGACCGATGCAACTTCGCTCCAATGCCACGGCGCTTGCAGATCATCGGCAGCAAGTATGAGGCCGTCAACGATAAGACCCACGGCGCGTGGCTCGTGCTGGGCGGCACCATCACCTACGACGCGTCCGGCCGTCACGGCCGTTGGACGCACAAAATGAACCTGTATCCCCTGCACTCCACCGCCGCCGCGTCCGCGACTCCGACCGTGGCCGACATGGCGCGTCTGGACGAAGACACCTTCGGCGAGGCCGATTGGAAAATCGGCGCGCTGAGATACGTGACCGACTGCAAACCATCAAGCGAGGTGACCGCATGACCGCATTGACACAGAAGTTCAAGCTCTCCTATCCCGTGGACGGCGACCACATCAAGGACTTGCCGCAAATACTCAGATCGCAGGCCGAGACCATCGAAAGCGCCCTGAGCCGATTCGATTACAACGGAAGCGACCCAGATCTTGTGCTGTCCCGAGTCGCCAGCCTCGAATCGCTTACCGCGAACCTCGAACAGAACACGCCAAGCGTGGCCGCCTACAGCACCGTCACGGCCCGCGCGCTCACCAAGAACGGCTTCACCGTCCTTGGCGGCCTGTCGCCCGTCATCACCGCGCGCGAGGCCGTGACCTACGCCGGCGGCAAGTTCACATTCCTCAATAATTGCGTGGTGACCGCGTGCGTGACCGCATCAATCACCCCGCGAGATATGTCATGGGTGGTCGGCCACCGCCACTTCATCGGCATCATCAATAACTACAGCGGCAGCGGCTCCCCGGCCGCCGCGCAGGAACTCTCGCGCGCCGCGTTCCTCAACGAGGATCTCGCGTCTATGACCTATTCCGGCTACTTCGCCGCCGGCGACAGCATCACGCCAGTGGCGTACACCAGCGAGGCCAATCGCAAAATGACCAGAGTCACGGTTTCGCTGATCGTGCAAAGGGTGAACCAATGAGCGAGGCGGTGCTGGTTGCCCTCGTGGGCGTGCTCGGCAGCATCGCCGGCACCATCGTGGCGGTGCTGGCAAGCGCGGCCAAAAACCGCTTGGAGGCGTACAGGCTCGCGCAGGAGATGCAGGCCGACAACCAACGGTTGTGGCAGTGGAACCGCGAACTGGTAGACCACATCTACCGTCGCGCGCCACCACCGCCGCCGGAACCGCCGGAAGACCTGTTCAAACACGATTAGAAAGGAGATCACATGAAGGACTGGGACACGATCAAACCTGACGTTACCCGGTTGCTGACCACGCATTACACACCCGGCCGTGCCGGCCGCTCGATAGACAAGATCGTGCTGCATCACAACGCCGGCGACTTGGACGTGGACGGCTGTTGGCGGACATGGCAGACACGCGAGGCTTCGGCCCACTATCAGGTCTGTTCGAGCGGCCTCATAGGCCGGCTGGTGTCCGACTCAGACACCGCATGGCACGCTGGCAATCTGGAAGCCAACCGCACATCTATAGGCATCGAGCACGCCGACATATCAAGCGACCCGTGGCTTATCAGCGACAGCGCGCTGGACAACGGCGCGCATCTGGTAGCGGCCCTGTGCCGCCACTACCAGTTGGGCCGCCCGCAATGGGGCGTGAACGTGTTCCCGCACAGCGCGTTCAGCGCGACCTCATGCCCGGCAAGCATCGCCGGCACACAACAGGCCGCGTACATGCGGACTGCACAGAACTATTACGACGACTGGAATGGAGACGACATGTCACAGGCAGACGTGAATATCATCAAGGACAAAGTCCTGAAGAACAACAACGCATTGGGCCGCATGGAGGCCCGACCGACCCACATTGTTTTCCAGTACGGCACAGCGCTGGGCATCGCTAACATCATGGCCGGCACCTACGAGCTGTTCGGCGACGCGCACACATGGCAGATGCGCAAGATGATTCTTGATCGCACCGGCTACGTGCTCAAGGAATGGCGAGAGTTCACCACCAACAAGACAAGCAACATCATCAAGGACGAAGACCTTGCCGGCTTCGGCGTGCGCATCGGAGGCAACAAATGAACGACACACCGAACACCAGCGTCACCGAACCACAGCACGCTACAGATACCGGCTACAAGCCGGTGTTCAACGACCACGTGAGAACCATCGCGTATGTTTTCGGACTTGTGGCCGTGGCCGTAGGCTTCGGCTTCACCAAGTTCGGGGACCCGGCAGTGGGCGACTACATCACCACCGTTGGCGGCCTGATCGCGGCCGGCATGGGCGTGGCCTACAATCCAATCCGCATGTCTGGCAAACAGGTCTAGGCACCGAGCATCACGGCGGCCATGCCCGCACGCAACCGCGCGTCGGGCATGGCGACGTAGATTTGCGTCGTTTCGACCGACGCATGGCCCAGCAGCCTTGCCACCAGATACAAGTCATGCGTGGCCGCGTACGTCGCCGTGGCGTACCGGTGGCGGAGGCTGTGCGCGCCGTACCCTTCTGGCAGCAGACGGCTTATATGCTTGCCCACGTAGCTTTCCTCGACATGGCCTTGCCACCGGCCGGGGAACAGCCAACCGCCGCACGACTCTATGGCTTCGGCCAGATCGTCGGGCAACGGCACTATGCGCTGTTTATCGCCCTTGCCTCGCACTATCAGCGACTTGCCCAGCAGATCGTCCATGACATCCCGCGAGTTCACGCCCGCTATCTCACCGCGCCGCAAACCACACTCGGCCGCAAGCCTCAGCATCAGCGTTTCGGTTTCGTTCGCCTTCGCCAGCGCCGCAAGAATATGCTTGTCGGGGCACGGGCGCGGGTGCGCCTTCGGACGCTTGACCTTAGGCAAATCGGCTGCCGGATTGTCCGGTCTTACGCCGGTTCGCAGCAAACGGCCGAAAAACGACGTTAGCGTGTTCCTGTACGCCTTCAGCGTTTCCGGCTTCCAATGCTGACCGGCCATCCAAGACACCAGATCACCGGTGGTAACGTCAACGGGCGACTTGCCTAAACCGATGGCCGCGTGCGTGAGCTTGTAGCGCCGGCACCGCACCGTGTCTTCGCTGTACCCACTGGCAATCAGGGACTTCAGCCAGTCTTCCACGCTCACTCGCCACTCAGGTGGCGGCTGCAACTTTTTAGCGTTCATGGCACACCATCGTGCCTTACGCCGCTAGGATTAGTGATAATCGGCTCAGGCCGGCATGGATTTGGACCATGGGCCGGGGCGTAGCCCCAGAGGTCCATGGTCCAAATCCATGCCCCGCTACCAATGAAAGTCAGGAATCATAGTGGTTCCTGACTTTTTTTGTTTTCCTGCCGAATCTTGGCCAAGCCGATTACTTAACAAAATCCGGTCAAAATCTGGACATGGCAGCTGATCGGACTGTTCGCGAATTTCGAATTTCGCCACGTTCTTTTCGCTGGCTTCCTTCATCATATTCGGCCAGGTTTCGCAAACTCGCCTCCATGAAGCGTCATCATCGCCACCTATCATCGTCGACGAACGGCATATAGCATGAACGCCCCACAGCACATCACAGCAGCTGCCAAACCCAACACCAGCCCCATCGGACTTCCTGTCTGCGGCATTTCCTGCTCGGGAGCATAAAGGTTGTCGACATCGAACGTCAGCAGGCTATCCTCACGTTCCACCACATCGTTCAGCACCATCATTTTCTGCGCGGTGACGGCCTCATCCAATCCTACGGACTGGTATCCGACCTTGATATTGACCTCGCCGACGCCCGTTGCATGCCAATACACGGTGGTTCCCTCCAGTTCGGCCCAGCCGACTGCCGTGGGCTCGTCATCTTCGTCGAACACGGCCGGACCTTCGATCGTCGCCGTAAATACGCCTTCGACCGGCTGTCCACTCGCATCCAGCAACTGCACGAACAGGCTTCCGGACCGCAATCCCTGCCGATCATCACGCGTCACCATCGAAGAAACCGGCAGCTTGTTCGCAGCCTCCTCCCAAAGCTCATTGACCTTGCTTTCCAGCCCGTCCATCACTGAAAAAAGGTATTGCTCATGCCTGGCCCACACCTTTTGGTCATCATAGTTGCGGTGCACCAGCACGCCGATCGCCGCATACGTGAGCACCGGTTCCCCGTCATGTTGATATTCGGACAGCAGCCATGCAAGGCGCCGCGCCGCTTCCGTATTTTCCACGGTGGTGGTTTCAGTCACCTTATAGTCGGTCATGCTTTCTATTTGCCGGCAATAATAGAATTTACCCGATCTCGATTCCGCGTTCACCCCGATCACATACGGTTTTCCATCAAGAAAATAGTTGTAATGCTTGCCGTTCGCGCGTAGCAGCTGTTCGGCGGCCAGCGCTGCCGGGCATGTCATCGCTACGATTATGGCGCAGGCCGCCAATACCGCGGCCAGAATCGCAAGCATATGTCGCTTCATAACATTCAT